TATTTTATAATGCTAAATTATTTTTTATGTTGAACCACCGCCAGTAATTGCAGTATTAATAGTTCTGCCAACTGCTGTACCAATTCCTGTTCCTTGTGGAGTTTGTATAGCGTTGTCATATCTTATTGACATTGTAACTGTTACTGGTTCTGAAGTTGCATAGTTTAGTGTATTGTAGTTTGCGTTTTCTACATAACAACCATACAATTCGTATGTTTCTAATACAGTCGGTGCATTCGCTCCATTTCCACCATCAAGTATTTCAATTCTAGTAACAAATTTATAATCGCTACCAGACGCCGCACTTGACATTTCAAAGAAATCAAATTGTTTCTGTAATTGTTCACCAACCATTTTTTGAACATTGTTACTAACGTCTTCACGTAAGTTAATAGTAATAGGTTCCCAAGTATGTTTACCTGCTAGGTATACTCTTGAGTTGTAAATATCTACTGTCATTTGATCAAATGTAACATTTGGTCTCGTAACATCCATTACTTGTTTGGTAAGTTCTGTTGTTGGACTTGATGTACCAAAGTTTTCTAGCGATACCCTAAAACGGTATTGCAGTTTGGGCATCAACAATCCCTGGTTTGATGAACTTGCGTTACTGTCCAGTGGAACTGTTAATCTTGAAAGTGTTGAAATTGCCATCTATATGCTCCTATTACTTTTATTTATCCGTTTAGAGTCCTGCTATTTCACCAGTGTTTTTAAGTCTCAATGGAATGTAAATAAATTCCACAGCTTTTACTGGTTCTATTGCAATGTCCAAATAAAGTTCATTTCTATCAATTCTCGCCGGTGTATTATTAGACTCATCACAAACACACAAGAAGTCATACAATGCTCTTTGAGAAACTAACTCAAGCATTAAGCTATCTGCTTGTGCTTTGATCTCATCACGTGTGATCTTGTCGTTTGGCTCAAAGATGTATGGTTTAGCAAGTTTCTTAAGTTGTGATCTTAAGTAAACTACTAAACGTGCAACGTTAATTCTGTCTAACGCACTTGCATTTTTAGCTCTAGTCTTTTGACCATAGTTAACAAGTCCTGCGCCAGTTAAGAATGTAATTGGGTTAATACTTTGTGAGTATAGTGTATCACGTTGGCCTTCATTTAAAGCTACTGATTTAAATTCGCCTTCGCCGTCAATGTATCCTGCCGCACTTGCGTTTGTAATACCACCACGTCTTGTTCCTGCTGGTGCAAACCATGGAAACGATACTTGATCGCTTAATGCTAATGTTCTTAACATACCATGACTCGCTGGAACTGTTACGTTTTTACCTGCGTTATCACTTGTAAACAAGCTAGGATAAAACACACCTAAATATTCATCTCTAGTAACTAAACCGTTATCGTTATCTTCAACTGCTAAGTTAACATTACTACCCCAGTTGTTTAAAGTAGTTGCGTCTGAAGTTAATCTAAACGGTGAGTCACCAACGATAAATGCTGTTAGTCCTCTATCATTGTTCAATGCCTGCATCTCGCCAATCAATTCTGAATAACCTGGACATGCCATTAAGTTAAACAATCTTGATTCGTCATCTCTAATATCTTGATTAGAGTTAACTAATGCTTGAAGTGCTTGAACAACAACTTTTCTTTGGGCTTTTCTACCAAATGAACCTGAACCATCTATTTGGTTAGCAGATTCAGTAACCCATCTGTGTGGATAATAAGTTGCTTGACTTGCGTCATCCATTCTTACGTTCTTATCTGTTGTAACAACATGGTTACGTACAAATTTCTTAACGTTAAATCCACTTCTTCTTAAGTTCCATAGTAACATACCTTTTGGATAAAGTGCAGGATCTGGAGCATCAGTATCTAAATGGTCACTTACAAGTAACTCTTTAATTGTACCTGAAGGTGCTGTAGTTGCAGTACCTCCGCTTGTTCCGTATCTTGCATCTGCAAATAGTATGCCATCTTCTGTAGTTTGATCACTTTCATCAAGTGCAATCCACTTAGTTAGATCTGCATTGTATCTGTGTACTTGCGGATATGTTTCTAAATCAGCAGTACTAATCCAAAGGTCACCTGTAACCAACGGAGTTGTATCTGACTGTTCAGTTGGCTCTGTAGCACTTACAATCGGTCCGTTTGGATCAGCACTAGGATAAACTCCTCCGTAACCTTTCCATGTTGTACCGTTGTGTACCATCATGTCAACTTCGTCAACTATTGAGCTGTACCAAAGTCTACCATCTGATGTTAATGCTGTTGGAGCATTTCCACTTGCAGTATAAGTTAAAATTTTCCAGTTTGAAGCATGCCAATCTGACAAGCTATCACCTGAAGGTTTTGTATAAAGATTAGCTGTTCCTAACTTAGTTGTGTAATTATAAGCACTAAAACCAATGTTAGCTAATGCACCACTTGTATCTTTAATGCGTATTTCTCCGCCATCGTTATGACTAATAACAACTCTGTTACTTGCATCTACTGTAGCAACAATGTTTGTAAAACCTTTTGCGTTAATTGCATCAGCAATAGTATCAGCATCAGCTGTAGCACCTGCCGCTGTAAAGCTAACAGTCATGTGTGCGTTCATTGCCGCTTGTCCAACGATGCTTTCTGCCATTGTAAATGTTTTTGCACCAGCGCCTATTGAACTTGCAGTTACAGCCGAAGATGTAATTGTAGTTGCACCAGCTGTATTTCTAGCAAAAAGTGTAAAGTCGGCTTCTTCGTCTTCATTCAATGTTGTGTGTGCTTGAATGTAAACTTGACCTAATGTTAAATTCATTCCGCCGCCAGCTTTGTCCATGTTGTACAATGCTTGTGCATGTGAAGTATATAACGGTGCTGACTCTGTTGACCAAAGTTTAGTTGTACTGTTATATTTTTTAACAGAATAGTTTGCACCTAAGTTTGCTTCTGTAGTTTTAAGCCAAACAGACCCAGATGGTCTTGATTTTGGTTCAGCTGTTTTCCATTCTGGAACGCTTGTATGTGGTTTAATCTCTAATGCTGGAGCATAGTAAGTTCCTGCTGTAATACCTAAGTCAGCAAGTAATGTACCTGAAGCACCTGCACTAATTGCGATTGCACCGTCATCGTCTGTAGAACCGTCTGTTGTTGATGTTCCGTCACTGTAAATATTTAATTTACCATCAATTACTGCTGAACTTACACCAGTAATACCTGCGGCATCAATAGCAGTTTCCATTGCACTTACAGTTGTACCTGAAATGCTAACTGTAGTTCCGTTAATAACAATAGTTTGTGCTGAAACAAGAGTTGGATTTGCTGTTGAAGCAACAATAGTTGGATGACTGTTTACCCAGTCAGCCGCGCCAACTTTTTTCCAAGCGCCACTTGCATTTTTATAGTAAATTTTATTAACAGTAGTTGTTGTTACTACTGCATAGTCACCAATTTGTCCTACTGAACCTTTTGGAATACCTGTATTTGATTCTCCAACAAGATTTGTATTTGAAGTTATAACTACTGGAACTTTGTTTGTAAATGACTGTCCACCAGTAACAGTTGCCGCATTGCCGTTCCATTCAAATATACCATATTTTGTTTGTGCTGTATCAAACCAATAAGTTCCGTTTGCTGGATCTGCCGCAGGTGCACTTGCACTTGCTTCAATTTCAGCTAAGTCGATGTCTGCTCTAGTAACATAAGCTCTGTTACTAACACCCAAGTATGAGTAAGCCGCTTGTAGTCCGTATTCGTTAAGCTCTCCTGCATGTATTGGATTGTTACTTGTATCTGTTTTGAAGATCGGATCTCCAAATGTTTCTGTTAAGTCTCTTTGTGATGTGATTAAGTAAGGGGTACCTGCTTTTGCTTTTGTAGTACCTGCCGCTGTTCCTGTTCCTGCGCCGTTTTGTTTGTCTTGCTTAGACACAACAAAAATCATTGGCGTTGTGCCCGGCTCTGCTGGAGTGTAAAAACTCTCGTCGATTACACTTACTTGTACACCTGGTGATGTTAATGCCATTTAAGTTCTCCTGTAATATAACAACTGTTAAAAGTATTTATACGATTTCCAAAAAATATAGTGCGAAAGTACCTATGAAAAGGGGGTAAAAAGGGTAGCTAAATACGATATGCGTCCTTTATGTGAATATTGCAAACAAAGGCCAGCCGCTATAAACTATAGAAAGGCTGGTAGAACCTATTATCGTAAGCAATGTGAAAGTTGTTTACACAACGGTAAAGGACACGGTATACCTAGTTGGTATAAAGCTGGTTACCGTATGAAAAGCGAATGTGATAAGTGCGGGTTCAAAGGAGTAAAGGATCAGTTTAATGTCTATCATATAGACGGACATTTAAACAATGTTTCTTTTGGAAACTTAAAAACAATTTGTGCTAATTGCCAACGGACTCTGCAGAAGAGTGGCGTAAAGTGGAAGCAAGGCGACCTTGTACCTGACTTTTAAGATCGTCTAAAGTTCCTTCATTGTAAATATTAAAATCAAACGAAACTTTAGCCCAACGCCATTCACTAGGATGTACATCTTGTGGTTCTACATCTAAGTCTTGATATTGTCTAAACCAAAGTGGATCTGGGCCACGTTTAACACACCAAACTTTGCCGTTTAATCCTTTAATTACTTCTGCTTCGTTAGTAAAACGTACATCAGGAATAACAAAGTTTTGGTTTGGATTTTCAATAATCTTTTTACGTACAAAACTAACCCATACGCCATCAAAGAATCCATTACGCATACAATCTGTACCAAATTCTTGTAATACCAATCTAGGTGTTATTTTACGTCCAGTTTCATTTGTCCAAAACTTATCTTCTTGCTCACGCCAATATCTACTATCAGGAGTATCTCCTTCGAGCATTTCTCTATCCCAGTCAAAAAGAATAGACACAGCATCTTTTAACTTGTCTGCAAATGATATTTTTTGAAATTTCTGTTCTTCAACTAGGATATCGGCAACTGTTCCTTTGCCTGAACCCATTAACCCACATAAACCGATAATCATCGTTAATCCTTTATTATATTAATTATTATACGATATTATTGACAGGTTGTCAAGTGGTTCTTAACCAATTGTGAAAGAGTATCCTTGACCGCCACCTACTTGTAGCATCATATCAGCTTCTAGTTTTTCAATTTCAGCGGCCGCTTCTTGCTTTAATGCATCACCATTTAATGCTGATCCGCCTTGTGGTCCAGCTATAGTTGCAAATTTTGATCTAGCTTCGCCGAGCATAAATTTACACTTTGCAAGTGTATAATCTTTAATCCATTGTTTTGCTAGGTAGTCGTCTAACAGTTCAAAGTCTGGTCTGTAGTTATAACAATAAAGAAGTATGTCTTCTTCTGCTCTTGGTCTTTGTAATAATGTAAGTTTTTTAGAAGTAGTGTTCCAATTAAATTCAATAAAAGATCCAAACATTCTACCTACTAATTCTTGATATCCAGCAAATGCATTATAAGTTGCTAATCCACCCATATTAGAACTTGCTAACAAGTATGTATTTGTATATGCCATATTAAATGGTTCAAATAAAGTTCCGCCGTCGCCGCCACCTGTTCTTGAACCAATACTTCTTCTAAATAACTTTCTTACTTCTGTAACTTCGTTAGGTAAAGTATACTCGTTTTGGTCTATAACTGTTGGAAGAAACATATAAGATTCTTCTACTGAATTATCTGATCTTTGTCTAAATTTTGCAAGTGCGGCTTGCAGGGCGGTTTCGTAATGATCTGGGTCAAGCTCAACGTCTACCATGCCTCCGCCGAGATTTAGCTCTACATATTTGAATACTTCTTGTTTTTTTGTTTTAATATTGGTTGCCATATACATTCTCCGCTACAGTATTTATGCACGGATAAATACTTACGTTATGCCAAGAATCAGTTTATACAAACCTGAAAAGGGAAAAGATTATAAATTCTTAGATAAAACCATCACGGAGATGTTCACTGTTGGTGGTACCGACGTGTTTGTACACAAATACTTAGGTCCTAAGAATCCTGCAGAATCAGATGCTACAGCGGCTCAACCTCGGTATGATGCTGTAAAAGAAACTAATATACAGGATATGCTATTCCTAGAGAACAGAGATAGAAAATACGATCCAGATATCTATACAATGCGTGGCATTTATAACGTATCTGATGTTGACTTTGACATGAGTCAGTTTGGTTTATTTCTACAAAATGACATTGTATTTTTAACAATACCCATTAATTATAGTGTTAATATCTTAGGTAGAAAAATTATGGCAGGAGATGTTATCGAATTACCACATCTTAAAGATGATTTTGCACTTAATGATTATAGTGTTGCACTTAAAAGATTTTATGTTGTAGAAGATGTTAATCGTGCAAGTGAAGGATTTACACAAACTTGGTATCCACACTTGTATAGAGTTAAAATGAAGCAAATAGTTGACTCTCAAGAATTTAAAGATATACTTGATTTACCAACAGAAGAAGGATCTACACAAACACTAAGAGATGTACTATCTACATACGAAGCAGAAATGCAAGTAAACAATGCAGTAATCAAACAAGCAGAAGCAGATGCAGATAAATCAGGATATGATACTAGTAACTTATATACATTACAAGTAGATGATAATGGTGTTCCAGAACTTGTTACAACAGATTCAAGTACTTTAGATGCAAGTACACATGGCGAACTAGCAGATAGAGTAAATCAAACTCCTTCAAGATCAGGATATGATGGATACTTAATTGGAGATGGTATAGCACCAAATGGTGAAGCATTTGGTAGTGGTATAGGATTTCCGTCAGCTCAGGAAAAAGGAGATTATTTTCTTAGAACTGACTTATTACCAAATAGATTATTTAGATATGACGGACAACGGTGGGTTAAAATGGAAGATAATGTAAGAATGACATTAACTAATAGTGATACAAGGAATACACATAAAACAGGATTTGTTAACAATAGTGCAACAACAAATAATATTGCAGGCGAAACAGTTAAAGAAAGACAAAGTTTAGCAGAAGCACTTAAACCTAAGGCGGATAGTTAATGCAACATTTCTACGATGGTCAAATAAGACGTTACATTACTCAACTTATTAGGTTGTTTAGTAACTTCTCTTATAAAGATGGCGAAGGTAAACTAGTACAAATTCCTGTAATGTATGGAGATATTACTAGACAAGTAGGACACATACTTCGTGACAACTCTGAAAATAAAATTCCATCTGCACCAAGAATAGCTGTCTATGTAACAGGGTTAGAATTAGATAGAAGCAGAACAGCTGATTCTTCTTATGTACACAAAGTTCATCTAAGAGAACGTGCTTATGACGATACTAATAAA